AAGATTGAGAACTGATAGGTAGGGTTAGTCGCGCTCACGGCGGTTCCCTTTACCGTGATCATTGAGACAGCCAAAGTCGTGGCAAATGCCGCGTTCAGTGTTGTCATAACTTGGGATGCCGCCCAGTCATTGAAGAAGTCGATTTGTAACGTGGCAGATTGCAATCCACCCACTACCTTATGTGCGGAATCGCCCATAGTTGTGACTTCCAGTTCATCTACGATTTGCGTTAAAGTAACGGCACTCACATAAGATGAGATGTCAATCGAAGGGACTGTTGGCGCGGCTGCGGTTGCAAGTTTCACGCCAACATTGTTATTTAAGTAAATTGCCATGCTTTATTCCTCTGTTTCTGTTGTCGTTGGCTTAGCAGCCTTTGTATCCTTGATCTGGCCGACTTTGACAAGCCAAGCCAAATTCTCTGCGTTTGTTTCGCTCATTTTATCTCCTATGACCAAGTGGTGAGAACTGTTATATTGAAATCCGATGTGAGCATGGGCCCGCTCGGTGCATCCAACACTGAAGGAGCTGAGGCGCCGTTTATGTTGAATACCAAAGCTGATGAAGCTAGTTTGTTAAAGACGGCCACAATGGTGCTTTCCATTCCGTTTAAATTCCCCTGGTTGTCCAGATAAGGAACCGTCATAATAATCCGGAAGTTCGCCATACATGCAATGGACGATTGAGAGTTGTTGGAGGGAACAAGGTAGGGATCACTTGGTGCAACTATCACTGAATTTGCAAGAATTACTGGGGGTGGAAAGCTGAAGGTTGACCACACACCAGCATTGGCCAGGGCCGCCGCTATCGTTGTGCGCAGTGTTGTAAGAGCTGCTGTCGGCATCGTTCATCCAACCATTCCTGAAGGTGAAAGATAAGGGGCGAGCAGCCCACGAATACTGGCCATTAAAGTGTTTGACATTCTGAATGGGCTCGGAGCGTATCCATCAATTCCCATTGATCCGTTCTGTGTAGCTTGTCGGGATTGCCAAATATTCGTGGCCAGCATTAATGAAGCCGATCTTATGGCTGCGGTATTTGCATAACTGGCCGTTTTGTCGTCCGGGCCTGTCATCAACCCATAAGGTTGGACTAGGTGAATCAACTCATCGCCGCCATTGCTGGCATATTGGATGTATTGGTATCCCAGTGGAAATACCCATCGGCTTGGAAGATAAGGCGCGCTCACTGAGGTCGGGTAAGGGCTCGTGCTTGTAATCGTCTTTGTGCCGTTAAAACCAGAACCGCACGCACTGATCACTACTGATTGACCCACCACGAATTGTCCGGAATTCGCAATTATAGCTGTTGCCACATTTGCGGAACGGCCAGTGGCTACAACTGGAGCGGTGTTAAACCAAAGAAAAGAGTTAATGAGATCCTGGGCAGTTTGGCAACATTCCTCCACAGTCGCGTCTGTATAAAGTGTGCCAATTCCAAGTGAATCGCGTAATTCCTGCATTGTCGTGTATGTCGCTGCCATGATCATCCTTCCTTTGATAAGGCTCACAGGGCCAGGGCCTCCTAGCCCTGTGAGCGGATTAGGGTTTTATCAGGTTAAATTGAAGCGTTGCAAACCACCGGATACCAGTGTTTTTGTCGCAAAGTAACCGTAGAGCATCGTGCTAATTTCACCAGTCGCAACAACATTTACTGAGAGCGTTAACTTTGGTGATTCGTAGATTGCAATGCTCATTGGATTAACAATGAACGCTGAGTCATCGATTGTTGTGCTGACCATGTTCTGATCAACCCAGAGATCCAAGCCCATCATGTCACCGCGTAATCCGCGTGGTGTTGACTGGCCGTTGGCGTTCATAGGGGATGCCGCATTAAAAATGCTGCGCCCTGTTGTATCCAGGCTTCCAATCAATAGTGACCAGACGCTAGTGCCCGCGATGAATGCTGTTGCAGTTTCACCGCTTGCCGCATATACGGCTGGAGCAGCTTGTGCTACATACGCCTGAAGGCCCGCAATGGTTCCTGCTTGTGTTGAAGCTTGAGTTCCGCCTGAAACAATTTCGGCAATAACCGCTGCATCTGAAGCTTTGGCATACGCCCTTAAACAATTCTCGTACATCGCGGAATAAAAACTTGGATCAGATCTGTCCAGAAGTTCTGTGGAATAAATCTGAGTTCCGGCCAGTTTAACCACAGTGGCGTTCACATAGCTGGAGACAATCTGAGTGGCCGCAGTAGATGCGCCTTCAGCAACGGTAGAAATTGTAGCGTTTGTTGTGATTTTTGGATGTGAGACTGTCATACCTGATGCCGCTAATGCTCTGGCTCCACCAAGCGCATCGATAGTTGGGCGTGACATAACTGAAGTGTCAATAACGCTGGATACATATTGAACCGGGGAGAAAGCCGGATTTGTAGTAAACGAATCATTAGCAGCTTCGATTTTTTTGGCTTGTGCGTCTGCTGCACGAATGTAATCGCGTGAACGATCATCGCCCATCTTCGCTTTAATTGAGTGTTCTAAGTATTGTGCTTGCGTCTTGATTGGTGAGCGTACTTCGCCTACCAAATAAGATGCTGAAACGACTGGGCGTGAGGCTTCCACAACGGGAGCCTCTGCCGCAGTTTCTGGGGCTGTTGTTTCATCGGCTGTCGTCATGACTGCCTCGCTTTCTGTTTGTTGGGTTGTTTCATTTTGCTCCGCTTCGCCTTCGCTTGCGGCAACACTGGTGACGATGGCATTCTCAAAGGCTGGTGATTCCACCAAGCTGACTTCTATGAGACGCGCAGCCGTCACTAGGAGGTAATCGTCAGTCGGTAGAGATGAAATTACTTCCACCCCAACGGATAGCCCGCTGACTAAGTCCTCCGCAGCCAGGGTTAAATAATCTGTACCCTTGCTGCTACTCGAAATCTTAAACGACCCATAGATGAACTCTCCATCCTTGCTAAAGGATTGAGCGCGGCCAATTGGATCATCGGCTCTGTGTTGCGCAAGCAACTTTATTTTGCCTGGTGATGGAATCTGTATTGAGCCGCTCTCAAAGACAACCGCTCCAGCCGATGTGTTACCCACGGCCCCATATTCCATAATTTTGCCAGAAATGATCCGGCGTTCGCTATCAGCCGCCTGGATTGGCGTGCTAAAAGTTAGCTTCATGATTGATCTCCGTTCGGTGATAGGTCTTCCATCATTTTGGCTTGATCTAAGGTGATGAGTTGTAGTTGAAGCATTTTTTCGATGACTCCCAAGCGCGCCGTTGCGTCAGCTCTAAGGAATGTCTCATCGGAGGCAAAGCGCACCACATTATTTGCGTTCGTGATGTCATTCATGCTCAGGCGATCTTCAATGGCGCATACATACGGCGCGAGGGTGTACGCATAGAATTCTTTTCTCGCGTCAAGAACATTCTGGTATGTCATGCTTTTGTTTGCGTCAGCGGAGGCCATGTATGCCGGAACATTCATAAGGCGGCAGATTTCGGTGCTGAAATCTTGTTTTGCTTCTACATACATCATATCTTTAGGAGAAAAGGATGTTGTCTGGTAATCAAGCGTTGAAGTCAGGAATGCAGTGCCTCTGCTATTGCGCGCAGACTTCCAAGATGCAAGAATGCCTTGTACCTGCGCCTCCGGAAGATCCGCACCTGAGTTTTTAATAAATCCCGACGGGATTGGCGTTTGTGCTGATATTGCACTGGCTTTTTCTAAATCCAAAGCTGCGCGGATAGTTCTTGCGCCCGTTGCAAGAATGCCTGGTTGCAGTGACTGGAAGGTGACAAGGGATCCCACGCCGTTTTGCGGACGCACTTCATTGTCCACCGTGTAATATTCAACTTCAGTGTTGCGAGAATTTAATTTTGGCGTGACTCTTTCGTTTGCCACCCACGCGAAGCGCGCTGGTCTTCCATCATCGGAATATGTAGCAGTCACTTCCCAGTAAGCAATCTGATAAAAAAGCAGCGACTGAACTGTGTACGCAATAGTTACTGATCGCGGTTGTCTAATATCTGGCTGTTCCAACCAAATCGGAGAACCTAGTTCTTCGCCCGTTGTCTTGTTATATAACTCAAGCGGAATGCCAGCAATAGTTCCGCAGATTAACTGGCGGCACTTGCTGACCGTTGGAACCTGCATTGCAGAGTTAAGATCAATCCCGGCGTAGTCAAAGCCCATGCCATAGTCGCTCCAAGCTCCTACGCCGTAACCAGAGTTCATTACTGCGGGGTTGTATTGACTTTTAAGCGTCTCTGAATCCTCTTTGACTAATCGCAGTGCTGAAAGAATACCCATGGCGGAAGGATAGCCTTATATCACGCAAAAGCCAGAATGAATAGAGTTAGAACTTCGGCGTGTCTATCCAGCCACAATCATCGGCGTTGAGACAGGTTCCTGCATTTTATGAATGATCATCGCCAGTGAAATCGGGGCTGATACATCGCCCGCACTCGCTCTTCTGACGATTCGCCAGGCAGCGTCATTAGTCTTAGCTGCACACGCATTCATTTGCGTATCAAAGGCTTCCTGGCCCATGTGAACAATGCGATTATTAACTATCGCATCAAGAAGATCGCCCGAAGCCTGATAGAACGCCGTTCCTGACACATCTACCATTCGGCAGCCGCTGGCAGTCAATCGTGCGGCAATGCTGGCCGTTGAATAGTGATCAAACATGATCATTCGCGGATAATACTTATCCACCCACTTAGTCTTGATTTCAGCGGCAATCTGAAGCTCATCCACTGCCGTATCTGATCGCCACTGATCCATAATTCCCACGCCAATCTTGCCATCTGGCAGGAACTGCCCAGCTACGAGCGATGCGGTGCGCTTTGATATAGCAACATCAAAAGCAAAGAAGGTGTCTGGGCCAATTGGTAACGAAAGGTTACGATCTGCCAAGGCTTCCCAGGATCCAAGCGGCCAGGGGCTACTTAGCGATGAAACCCACATGCACATGTGTTCAGGCAAGAACTTTTCCATGGGCATAACCGATAGAGCTTCCTCCAGGCCCGATTCACTGATGGTAATACCCAGGCTCGGGTTGCTTAGGGCCCAGGCGGAACGATCTGTCGGTTTAGCGTGCTGCGGAGCTGAATATTCATACCAGCCCAGGGTCTTGGATGGATACGACAGGGCCTTGTCTCGAAGATCATTTAAAACATGGCTAAAAGCATCACCAGCGTTGGAACAAACATAAGTCTGAGCTTTATCGCCCATCGCAATGGTGATTGGCTTAGCTGCGGCCCAGGCCTCTTCGGATATGTAACGCAGTTCGTCCACAAATAGCAGGTTGGCCG